TAGAAATAAATTCTTAGCAACTGTAAACCCTTATTTAGAAGATATTAAACAAAAATAAGGATTATATGCGTTTAAAGTGATTATGGATGATACATTAAATACACCTGATGTAATTGATAGAAATCAATTAGTAGGTCAAATTTATATTCAACCAACTAGAACAGCAGAATTTATTAACCTAGACTTTATTCTACAACCAACAGGAGCTGAGTTTCCTGCTTAAAAACTAAAATGCCTAATATTTATAATCAAAAACACTAATAACAATATAAAATGTCAGTATTAGATCCAAACGAAATATTTTACACAGCTTTTGAGCCAAAACAAACTAACAGGTTCATCCTATACATTGACGGTATCCCATCATATTTAGTAAAAGGAATGGGAGCTGTATCGTTAGAACAAACTTCAATTACCCTTAAACACATTAATGTTCAACGTTATGTAAAAGGAAAATCAAAATGGGGTACAATAGCATTTACATTATTTGATCCAATCACTCCAAGTGGAGCCCAATCAGTAATGGAATGGGTCCGTTTACATCATGAATCTGTAACAGGTAGAGATGGCTATTCAGATTTCTATAAGAAAGATTTAACATTCAATGTTGTAGGTCCTGTAGGTGATATTGTTTCTGAATGGATTGTTAAAGGAGCCATGATTACTAGTGCCACATTTGGAGATTATAACTGGGATGATGATGGTACTGCTGTAAACATCTCAATGACAGTACAACCTGATTACTGTATCTTGAATTACTAGTAAAATATTTTAAAATATATTTAAAAATTGCTTGGCTTTGCCAAGCTTTTTTTTTATATTAACATTATATTAAGAAGAAAAGTTTTGAAACACTTTAAAAACAACAAAATATGGAAATTTTAGAATTTATGTTAGGTGTCCTATCCACAGTAGGTATATTCTTAGTAGGGTATGCTTCGATAGGAGTGTTTAAGGTGAAAACCAAAGTTAAAGATGTTAAAGACTCTGTAGATAATGCTTATTTAGCTATGGATGAAAGAGGTAGAGACATTTATAGTGAGATAAATGATTTACGATTAGATTACCGAAATCAAATTGATGGAATTTATAGACAAATGGATTCAAGGTTTGATAAATTAGAAAATAAATTAAATAAATAATAAACCCGTTTCAAAAACTTTTCTTCTTAATATTTATTATAGAACAATAAAGTTATACTAAATAAAAATTATGAGCGAATTTAAATTACCTACTGAAGTTATTGAACTTCCATCTAAAGGTTTACTTTACCCTGAAGGATCCGAATTAGCAAAAGGAACACTTGAAATGAAATATATGACAGCTAAGGAAGAAGATATCCTTACAAACCAATCATATATTCAAAAGGGTATTGTACTAGATAAATTGATGAAATCTCTTATTGTATCCAAAATCAACTATGATGATCTATTGATTGGAGATAAAAATGCAATTATGGTTGCTGCTCGTATTTTAGGATATGGTAAAGATTACTCATTTTCAATTTTAGGTGAAGATCATACCGTAGATTTATCTACACTTGAAAATAAACCACTTAATGAGGAGCTATTTAAAGACGGTGAAAACAATTTTGAATTTACTCTTCCCCACTCGGGTAATAAAGTGACTTTCAAGTTTTTAACACACAAGGATGAGCAGGATATTAACAGAGAATTAGAAGGACTCAAAAAAATAAACAAAGATAATTCTCCTGAACTAACAACTCGACTCAAACATCTTATTACTTCAGTTGAAGGAAAAACAGAAAAAAAAGATATCCGAGAATTTGTCGACAACTATCTGTTAGCAAAGGATTCGAGAGCCCTAAGAGAATATATTAAAGAAATTCAACCTGATGTTGATTTAACTTTTTTTCCCACAGGTGAATCAAATAGAATCAATATCCCAATTGGGGTTAGCTTTTTTTGGCCTGACGTTTGATAATGTTGCTCAAGCTAGAGCTGCGATTTTTACCCAAATACATGAAATAGTCTTCCACGGAAAAGGTGGATATAGTTGGCATGATGTTTACAACATGCCAATTTGGCTTCGTCGTTTTACATTCAATAGAATTTCAGATTTTTATAAAAAAGAAAATGAAGAATATGAGAATGCTAAAAGTGGAGGACAAGGGAAGAAATCTGTAGTAAACTCTGATGGTACTGTAAACACACCCGAATTCTTAAAAGCATCTGAACCATACAAAAAACAATCAAGTTATAAATAGATTATATTTTTAAATATTTATAACAAAATGCCTATAAATGGGAGAACTTAATGATAGTTTAAAAGATGCTAGAGAACAGGTTGCTAAATTAGTTAAAGACTTAGAAAAAATAACTAAAAAACCTGCTGCTACCTTTGACATTAATAATTTACAACAAGCTAATGCTGCTATTTCTACCTTAGAATCAGCAATAGATGCGGCTATTACAAAAGCATATGACTTAGAAGAAGGATTTGGTGGGATTACAGAAGCTATAAGTGCGTCCCTAGCTGAAATGGACAAATCAAATAATGCTACTAATAGAACTGTTAAAGCTATGAGGTGCATAAAAAGCATCACTCAGGATTTAGCAAACGATCAAGCAGGATTAGTACAATTATCTTTAAAAGAGTTACAAAATAAAGAAAATAAGTTAAAAACCTTATCTGAAGAAGCAAAACAACAAGCTAGTGTTTTACGTGAAAAATATGGTCTTGATAAAAATGGAGAAAAATTAAATTCCTCTCAACTAAAGGTTAGATTAGCATCTTTAAAGTTAAGTAAGGATGAAAAGAGTAAAATTACCGAAATTCTTGCAGCCGAGAAAGAAGGATTACCCATATTAAATGAGGCTCTTAATAAAACCAAAAAAAGAATAGAATATGAAAAAGACATTAACAAAAAGTTAGGGATTACTGGGGGTTTATTAAAGGGTATATCAAAAATCCCTATTTTAGGTGATGTTTTTGATGCTAATGAAGCCGTTAGCGAAATGGATGAACATCTTCGTGAAGGGGGTTCATCAGTAGGAGCTTTAGGGAAAGGTTTTAAAAATATGGCAAAACAAGCTAAAGACAGCTTATTCAACTCAGCTAATTTGGTTTTAGGTGCCTTCACTATGATCCTTAGTATATTTAAGGATTTAGATTCAGGAGCTGGAGATTTTGCTAAATCTATGAATATGACATATACTGAATCCCTAGAAGTGAGGGATGAAATGTCTGATATAGCCCTTAGTAGTGGTATAGCAGCTGTCAACTCATCTAGAATGCAGGAAACATTATCCGCTGTAGGTAATCAATTAGGTTCTAATGCCCAACTAAGCAATGAAAATGCTCTTCAATTTACCCGAATGAGAGAAGAAGCGGGTATGACTAATGAAGAATTGATGGGGATAACAAATCTATCTTTAGCTGGAGGTAAATCAATTAAAGAAAACACAAAACAATTCATGGCTCAAGCCAAAATCACAGGTTTGAATAATGGAGTATTACTTAATGAGAAAAAATTACTTGCTGATATAGGCAAATTATCTAAAGCAACAACCCTTTCCTTAGGAAAAAATCCTAAAGAGATAGCTAAAGCCGTAGCAACCGCCAAATCCTTAGGTATGGAGATGAGCAACATTGAAGGTATGGCTGATAGTTTGTTAGATTTTGAATCATCTATTGAAAATGAATTAAGCGCTGAACTACTTCTAGGGAAGGATATTAATTTAGAGAAAGCTAGAACGGCAGCTTTAAACAATGACATAGCAGGATTAGCAAGAGAAATAAGTAAGGAAATAGGATCTGCCGCTGAATTCACAAAAATGAATAGAATCCAGCAAGAAGCATTAGCTAAAGCCGTTGGAATGAATAGAGAGGATTTAGCTCAAACTTTATTTACCCAAGAAGCTCTTAAAGGTTTATCTGGAGAGGAATTAGAGGATAAACAGAGGATGTTAGATGCTAGAATTGAAGAAGTAGGATTAGCTCAAGCTCAAAGAGAATTAGAAGAAGGCTCTCTTGAAACCATGGAAAATCAACAATCCATCCAAGACCAATTCGCTGACCAAATGCTTGCTTTAAAGGAAACCCTTGTAAACGGGATACTACCTGCATTTATATCAATTGGAGGATTTCTATCAGAACATATGGGGATTGTGAAAGTTTTAATTGGTTTATATGTTGCAATGAAAGTGGCTCAACTAGGATTTAATACAGCTCAACAAATATCTATAGCTCTGGGTAAACAGAAAAAAGCTTTATCTATGGCTGAGGCTGTAGCTAGTGTAGTTAAAGGAGGTTGGAGTTCACTTGGAGCAATACCAATTATTGGTGCTGCTTTAGCTGTAGCGGCCATTGGAGGGGGAATAGCTTACTTATATTCTCAATCTTCACAAGCTACCACTAAAGGTAACGACATAATGTCCCCAGGCCAAGGCTCCTCAGGTTACGGCAAACGCACCTTATTAGGACCAGAAGGAGCTATCCAATTAAATGATAAAGATACAGTAATAGCTGGAACTAATTTATTTGGAAATGAT